AAAGAAAGAAAAGCTAAAGGTGGTAGAGTAGGTCTTAAAGGTGGTAAACTTGCAGTAACACCAAGAGAAAAACAATTAGCTGCACAGTACGGAGACAAAAAAAGAATTACAAGAGGTGATGTAATTACAGCAGCAAAGAAAAAATCAGGCAAAAGAATGCAGGCTAGTGTTGGTGGCGGAGCTGATATGGGAAAAGTAACTTCAGATAAAACAAAAGCTGAAGTTAAAAAATATGAAAAAAGAGCTAAAGATGCTAGCAAGTTTTTAAAAAACAAAGGTAGAAGTTTTGGTAGCATAATGCGTGAAAAATACATGAGGTAATATATGGCTAAACTATGTCCAAGAGGTAAAGCGGCAGCGAAGCGAAAATTCAAAGTGT